ACCATCACATCCCTTTGCGCGTTTTCTTAAAAGATCAAAGGATTTAACTTCTTTAACCGTGGGTTTTAAAAGTTTTGCGTGAATGAGTTCATCTACTGTGTAATTTTTTATTATCCATTCTTCAAATTTAAATTGACCTTTACCGCGTATAATCGCTTCACTTCCTAAATAATCCCAAAAATGCTTAATCTGTTTTAGACTTTTAGGAGCTCCTTCAGTAAAACTTTTAAAACCCAGGGTTAAAGAAGTCAAATCCTTTGATCTTTTAAGAAAACGCGCAAAGGGATGTGATGCTAAACAACATACAGAAAGAATGATGTATATTAAAAAAGTTATAGAAAATGGATTTGACCCGGATGGAAAAATTAGAGTTAAATATGGAAACATACACAAAATTAAGGGAACCACTTTTGATAATATAATAGGAGATTTATCATTATACAGATATAAAGCTGAGCCTTTATTCGTACAGCGTAGATTACTATACACAATGTTCAGTCGAGGAATCTACGACGCATGGGTTTTAAGATCACAAACTGGAAAGGAGTTAGGAAACTATGGGACCGTACGATAAACAAATAGGAGGGGCACATTATTTAAAATTTAAAATTCAGCCTAGTGAATTTGCAAATAAAAATAATTTGCCCTTTGCTGAAGGGAATGCTATAAAATATATCTGTCGGCATAAGTATAAAGGAAAAAAAGACGATTTAAAGAAAGCAAAACATTATATAGATATGATTATTGAAAGAGATTATCCAGATACATTAGAGCCAAGATCTTTACCTAAAGGCTTTACTCTGACACCTTCAAAGGGCAATAAATAATGTGTAGTGCCCCTCGGGTAGAAGATTTAGATCTAACTAACGTGGACATAGCTGCGGTAGACTTAGAAACTTATGATCCGGAATTAAAAACTAAAGGGTCTGGAGCCGTAAGAGAGATTGGATGGGTGTGTGGAATTGGAATCTCTACAAAAAAACAAACATTATATTTTCCTATTCGTCATGCCATGAGTGGTAATCTAGAACCTAAGCCTACTTGGAAAATTTTAAATAAAAAACTTTTTCAAAACCCCAATATTAAAAAAGTTTTTCATAATGCAATGTACGATGTGTGTTGGATTCGAGCCGAAACTGGATTAATGCCCAAGGGGGAACTTTTAGATACTATGATTGCAGCTTCAATTATAGATGAAAATAGATTTAGCTATACTCTTAACTCACTTAGTAAAGACTATCTTACAGAAACAAAACATATGCATGATTTTCAAAAAAAATCTTTAAAAGAGCATGGAATTAAAGACCCCCTTAACAATATGCATAAACTTCCATATAGTTTAGTCAAAGATTATGCTGAACAAGACGTTAAATTAACTCTGAAATTATGGAAGACATTTGAACCTAAATTAAAAGAGACTTTATTTGTGGATCCTGATGGAGAAAAGAAAACTTTACAAAAAATATTTCAACTAGAGACCGATTTATTTCCCTGTCTTGTGGATATGAAATTTAAAGGGGTTCGCGTAGATGTTGAAAAAGCAAAACAATTTAGCAACGAACTAGAAACAAAACGAGACCAGATCATAAAAGACATTCATAAAGAAACTGGAATCAAAATAGAAATATGGGCTTCAGCTTCTATTAAAAAACTTTTAAATCAACAAAAAATTGAAGACTATAAGGAAACCCCTAAATCAAAGATGCCTCAACTTCCTAAGCAATATTTAAAAACCCATAAAAATCAATACTTAAGAATGATTGCTGAAGCACGAGAATGTGACAAAGCTAAAAATGCTTTTGTTGAGGGTCTTTTAAACTTTGTTCATAAAGGCAGGATTCATGCTGATATTAATCAAATTCGATCTGATGCTGGAGGAACTGTCACGGGAAGATTTTCTATGTCTAATCCAAATTTACAACAGGTCCCAGCTAAAGGAGAAATTGGAAAAAGAATCCGAGAAATTTTTATTCCTGAAGAGGGCTGTACATGGGGATCCTTTGATTATTCTCAACAGGAACCTAGAATTGTAGTACACTATGCATCAAAATTTAATTTTACAGGGATTGAAAAACTCTCGGATGCTTATACAAAGAACCCAAATACTGATTTCCATAAAATTGTAGCCGAAATGGCTAACATTCCACGAACTCAAGCTAAAACAATTAATCTGGGATTATTTTATGGTATGGGAAAAATGAAATTACAAAAAGAATTAGAGCTTTCCCCTGAAGAAGCACGACGTTTATTTTCTGAGTATCATTCTAAAGTTCCTTTTATTAAAGAATTATCAGACTTTTTAATTGCATTCGCAGACCAACACGGGTTGATTTACACTTTAGGAGATCGATTCTGCAGATTTGATCGATGGGAACCTTATGAGAAAGAATGGAATGCAGAATTAGGAAGATTTGAGATTGAAGTAAAACTAGAAGAGGAAAAATATAACGAAGAAAAAAAAGAGAAGGAAACTATTACAGTTTTTAAATATCAACCTGTTCCAATTTTAACTAAAGAACAGGCTAAATTAAAATATCATGAACAGCATCCTAAAGATGTTGACTATAAAAATTTCAATAAACATTATCGCTTAGCTTTTACGTATCGTGCATTAAATAGATTAGTTCAGGGAAGTGCAGCAGATATGACCAAACAAGCTATGGTGGATCTTTATAAAGCGGGTATACTGCCCCATATTCAAATCCATGATGAATTATGCGTATCAATTCCTAATATAGAAACAGCTTTAAAAATTAAAAATATCATGAAATATGCTATTAGACTTAAGATACCAAATAAAGTAGACTACGCGTCCGGTGATAACTGGGGTAATATTAAATAGGAGGAAACATGGAAAAAGTGAAACAACTTTGGACATTAGCAAAAGCTAATCCAAAAATATCTGCCGCTATAGTGGTAGTAATTGTTGCCATTTATTTTTTAGTAAACTAGGGTTATATGTTGCATGGCTTATTTGAATGCAAACATACCGGTGACCTATGCACAGATCCGGAGAGAGTATCTCTATGATCTTAAAGAACATCATGGAGAAGCTGAAGACTGTATCATTTTCGCGTTGGCTAGTATCACTGGTCGTCCGATTTTATTCCATGCCATTATGGAAAACGGTGCAATCTTCTATCGTTTACCCATCTCTGCATTTATCCAAAAAGACTATAATGTCAAAGAGGTTCCTAGGATGCGACTTGACGAGCTGGAGCTTTGGAATTGCTTTAGTTATTATCCTAGCATTACTTCTTTTGATCTCTTGGACGGTCAGTCCGGTAAATACATAGGAAAAGATAAAAAATGGCGCGCGGGTGCGTACCTTTTCACGGTTGACTGGGCTCACCCAGAGAGTAATATAGTTGACACAGATCATTCGGAAATTCCGCACGAACATAAGTGCGCACACATACTTGCTTTGGATGATGGCAACTATGCGGCTCAGCCAAACAATAGATTAATATGGAGTATTCCGTCTTTTACTGTTAAGGATGAAATTCCTTTTGACTGGAAAGTTCAAACCAGTGAATGGAACGTCGAGGACGATAGAAAATGGAAAACAGACGATAGTGATAAGTATTTCTATAACATTGAGGAGACAAAAAATGATTAGCTGGATAAAAATAAAACTTAAAAAGGTGTGGAACTATTTAAACAAAGATGACCGAGACTAGATGTAAAACCTGTAATTGTCTCTGCCATTGTTCTGTGGTAAACCATTCTGATATGCTTGGAATATGTCCATGTCAGATGTGTAAGTGTGATTCAAAAGGAGTCACTGTGGATGACACAAAGGAGTGTGAAACATGTCAATAAAAGAAAAACAAACTTGCAATACGCATACCAAAGAAAAAGAAAACTTAGGTACATGTTGTCGCGTTCAAGAAAAAAAAGAAAACGCAGAAACATTAACGTATGAGAATGAAAACAAAAGGAGCAACAATGAATAAATTATTCTTGGTGTTAGCCCTATTATTTGCCTTGAGCGCCTGCTCGGTAGGCAAAAAATGTACTTATACTCAAGATGGAACTAAGATTTCATCTTATGTATGGTTTTTTCAGGGCGATCAGCCGATTGATTTAGATAAAAATAATTGCAGCTAAAACAAATTAAAATCATCGCCGTTATTTTTATAATTTGCTACCTACTAGCCAGTTGTTTCGCTAGGACTATTATCTATGCACAAGAAAAGAAATTACATCGCGCAGCT